AAAATGCTAAAATGCTAAAAATGCTAAAATGCTAAAAATGCTAAAAATGCTAAAAATGCTAAAATGCTAAAAAAATGCTAAAATGCTAAAAATGCTAAAAATGCTAAAAATGCTAAAATGCTAAAATGCTAAAATGCTAAAATGCTAAAAATGCTAAAATGCTAAAAATGCTAAAATGCTAAAAATGCTAAAATGCTAAAAATGCTAAAATGCTAAAAATGCTAAAAATGCTAAAAATGCTAAAATGCTAAAAATGCTAAAATGCTAAAAATGCTAAAAATGCTAAAATGCTAAAATGCTAAAAATGCTAAAACCTAATAATAGAATTTTGACTTATAAAAATATATTTATAAATTTACTTAAAAAATGAGACTTTAGGAAATTTGATAAAAAAACAGCCTGAGCGGCAAACTCTAGAGAATTATTATCAGACCATTTATATAACAGAACATGCCAGCAGTTAACAAGCAACAGATTGTAGAGGAGATCGCCAGCAATATTTCGGCCAATTATGGTATCGATGATGCGATTGTCAATGATTTTAAGACGATGATGATGAACGCCATGGCACAATACTATGTGTATGACAATGACCAGGCTAAGGCTAACCGCAAGGCAGCCAAGGGTAAGACTGCAGCTTCTGATGCTCCCAAGAAGCCACGCAAGACCTCAGCCTATAACGTCTATGTTAAGAAGATGATGCAGAGTGCCGATCTTAAGGAAGTACCACAAAAGGAGAAGATGACCAAGATTGGTGCTATGTGGAAGGCATTAAGTGAGGATCAGCGTGCTGCCTACAAGGCCGATGCTGATGCTGAGAATTCTGCCAATCCAGCCTTAGCTGACACCGCCACTGAGGCCACTACTGCTTAAATGAGCAGATGCATTAATAAGGCTAACAGATAAAAATTAATTAAATCGTGGTAACATGATTGTTTCCATGATTTCTTTGTTAAAAAGAGGTTAAACTGCAATAAATAATATTTTATTTACAACTAAAATATTTTTGATCAAAAAATGATGTTAAACGATCGTGTCTTATCCTATGATTAGTTTGTCATAGGATAAAATCGAGTATGAGTACGAACACCAAAACTTTTGTGTGCACTAAAGATTTTCGCAAAGATGCATTAGATCTTGCTAACGCTATCTATTCCAAGAAAACACAATATGAACTAGAAAGAGAAGAAGAAATGACTGACCTGCAAATCAAACAAACCAAGATCATTAAGTATCAAGCTGTTCACAAATATCATAAAAATATATGCGGTCCTGATGGTTTTAACATTTTTGAAGATAAAAAATTCTATCACCAAGATGAGGTAGCTAGACACGGATATTGTACTCATATTGAAGATGTTCATTATGATTGTGATGACAAGTTAGATCCCTGTCTAGGAGATATTCACTTATGCAAATATCATTACGACAAAATGGAAGCTGATAAAGTAGCAGAAAAAGAGAAAAACAAGAAAGAAGAGGAAGAAGCTCTCATTGGCTTAATCACAGATTTCGTCAAGCAACATTGTCCAAAGACCCAATCATCCATTCCAATTCGTTTCAATAAGAAAAAGTTATTCAGCAACTTTATTTAAAAATATATATGATATATTAAGATTTATAAGTCATGAGTTCTTATGAAGAAGCTAACCTAGCTACTGAAGAAACTAATGCAATTTTCCTAGATGTGACGCCTACTATGCTAAAACAACTGAAGAAGAAGTCCTGTGATCCCAACATAGTGATTGGAGAAAAACTATCAAGTATGGGTATGCATTCAACTCTTCAAGAAGCTTGTATATCGGGTAATTGCAAGTATGTGGCCAAAATTATCCCTTTGCACAATACTGATGCATATAGACCTGAAAATCCTTGTCTAAACCAGGCAGAAAACATCGAAAATGAGTTTGCCATAGCTCAGATAATGAGTGATGCAGGTCTGGGTCCAAAAATCTATGACATTTGTTTTACAAACGATATTGCCATGATGGTTATGGAAAGATATGAAGGGACCTTATCAGAACTCTTGTCAACCTTAAGAGATAAACGTGAATTAGATAAACTAGATGACATTCTTCGACAGCTTAAAGAAATTGTAGGTAGAATGCATGATCTTGGAATCTTCCATCGAGACATACATACAGATAATTTCCTTTATAAGCAAGTAGATGACGGTCGATTTCATATCGTACTTTCTGATTATGGTCTATCTCTACTTTCACCATCCAAAAACCTTGTGAATGCTATGAAAATAGATTTGACAGGTCTTGACATGATTCAAGAGCTTATATCCAAAATTAAGGAGGGCAATTACCAAGGTACAGCTGAGAATATGAAAAATGATACATTTAGTTTTGAATTGGGAAATTACCAATTCAGCCGAGATGGACAACCATGTGATGAATGGGCATAAATAAGGTACAAAGTATTGTATTTAATCTGATTTCGCTGATCCAAATTGGCAATGAAATCACGGCAAATTTAAGAGCCAAGATTTACGCTTCGCCAAGAATCTCAAGGTAATTGGGGAACACTTCTTGCTCCAATTCAGGCAAGTAATCTTCGTTGTCATGATTCACATGCTTTGAACACCTTCCAGTACCTTCTGTTTGTCCTTGTTCATTTTCTTGCCATCCGTTGCTCAAACATTCGAGACAAGGCACAAGTTGACCAGAATGAGTCGACAACCAGGCAATTGCTGGTAGAATTGCAGACAATTGTAGACCTGAGACTTCTATCGCCTGATTCATCAAACAAATCTCCGTCTGAATAATTGTAAGCCCATTTCTATCTCCGACGACTGCATCATCATATCGATCATCGACGCTTTCATCATCCTCATCTTCGAAATCATCGTCGTTTTCAATGAAATCTTCCTCCAAAAAATCCTCATCAGGAATATTCACATTAATAAGCAAGGGCTCCATATTTTCACCGCCCTCGATATTTTGTTGAATCACCATCTTCTTTTCTTTTAGTCTTTGTCTTTGTTTTATAAACACAAAGAAATAATAAAAAAATTTTCAGTTTTATAACATAATATATATCTAATGATTATTCTTAAGAAAATAGCTAGCAAGACTATAAAATTCCGGTCTTATGAGATCCCAGGCTTTCTGCGTTTTTGATAAGGCCTTATCAGTCTCTATCTTCTTATCCACTAATGATGATAGGTTGATCTTATTGGTATATTTGCTACTATGATGCCATATAGCAGCTTTAATATCCTCATAATTGAGAGTTTCGTATTTATCGGCTAGAATCATTACGACATTATTAACGACATGAAAATCGATAGCAGCTAAGATCCATTCAGTTGGTCTTAAATTCTCTTCAGGTGGAGATATATATGTTATTGGTTCTAATTCCTGTGTTCGATAAAACTTTAAGGCCAGATCATTCATATCATTATTACTAAATCGGCGAAACCAGACTGCAGCGACATCAACAAGCATATTCTTATCTCCCTTCATACCTCCATAGCTCTCCCTAAAAAGTAATGATTGAATCACACTCTTATCATAATCCTTCAGTTTATACATTTTCCATTTCTTCCAATTTCTATCAAGCTCATCTTTCTTTGCTTGAGCCTTCTTTTTTGTTTCCTTAGCAGCTGCAGCAGCCGTGGCAGACACAGACGCAGCTACTGCTTCGACTGTCCCAGCTGTACCAGGAGTACCAGGAGTACTAGGAGTCCCAAGAGTTTTAATAATAGGTACAACAGAAGCTGTAGAGTTCGTGGAGTTTGTAGGATTAGGTACCTTATAGTTGAGTGTTGCTTGCTTTAATTTTGGTTTTATCGGAGTTGGTGCTGGTATAGCAGAGCCAACGCTAGCACTTACGCCAACGCTAGCAGTAGATACTGCTAAAGTCGTCTTTGGTATATTTAGAGTCTTGTTATCTGGTGATTCATTCTCTTCTATAGCTTCAGAAGGTTCATGGATAGGATCCCGGATCTGAACTAATGCTAGTTTAGCTACTAGAGCAAATAACCAATAAACACGCTTCTTATCTAAACAATATCCCTTAGAGACTGCAGCCATAATCCAGACTAAAGTAGGGAATTCAGGCATTAAAATTGCGTCTTCGACCATAATAATACATAAACGCCTTAGCAACTCCTGTAAATCCAATCTCGCTAGATGTAATGCTGTTTTTAAAGCTAGATTTACATTAGATCGTCTGATACATTTTTGCAAATGAGACTTCAAATAAGGTACATTGTTATATATGGTCTCTGATGGGAAAATGAAATGTGGAAATTTATCCGTATCACCACGACCTATATTACAGCAGATAGTTACATTATCTAAAGATGGCCATTTTATAATAGCTGAATAACTATGTTGTTTGGGCATTTCTCTCACCCATTCCGCCTTCATGGTTTCACCGTCAAGATAAAAGATAGTAAAAAGAGGTTCGACCTTCTCACCATCAGTATCCTTCTTTGCTATCCATTTATCTAAAGTTGGCATCCAGGATTTAAAGAGTTTATAAAGCAGCTCAACCTTGAGCGTATAACTAATATTCAATTTTCTTTTTTATTCTGTAAAAGCAAGTATCTTAACATCAAACTATTCCTGAACAGATTAAAACATTATATTAGACATAAATATAGATAATATGAATCTTTTACTATTACTTTGCAGTATTTTGTTATTATGCTGTCTATTTGGATCTGCTAGACAACCAGTAATTATTGATGAGTTTTCTAATTATGGACCCGAATATTCCACAAACAATCCAGAAGGAGCTCCATGGGATATAAGTTCTCCATTCTATACAGCTTTCTGGGGCTATGACCAACCCGATTATGGATACTATAATACTATTTACGGTTGGTAAGTTAGTAAAAACACAGTACTTACTGATGCTAGTGCTATATGGGAAGCTGTTGAAAAACTATTAAAAAACATCCAAATAAACCTTTTATAGTAAGTGAGAAGAATCAAGATGGAAAGCGGTCTATCGTGGCGATTTAAACATCGAAAAAACCCAGTGGAATGGTACTAATGATATATGATCTTCTAATCAAACAACAGACCGAATTACACGATAAAATAGCTGAAAAGATTCAGCTATTTCAAACTGCAAAAAACTAGTGACCTGGTCCGCCAACTGCCCGTGCTGCCCGTTCTCTTTGCCGGCGGACTCGTCGACAACCAGCCCGCGACGGGTTCCCGAAGAAGGTGAAGCCGCTGGTGATCCTTATAAAGTAATTTGATCACCTTAAGTTCTGAGCTTCCTTAATGTTCCATACGTTACTTGGGGGAAAAGAGTACATGGGTGGATTAATCAGCATACTAGGAGTAAATTGTTGTTCCCACTCCTCATTCGTACGACATAATTCATTCTCACCGATAATTTTGGTACTTCCATCCTTTGTATAAACTAAAGTCTTTCTACCTCTTACTGGATTATCAATACAAACATCCTCCGTATATGGACCCTGGTTAATAGCATATGTATCCGCCTCCATAACCTTCCTAGTATTAATCATAGTGTTGAAAATGTTCAAACAGTACTGGTGATAGTTCATAAGTTGAGTAAAGTCACTGCTAGTCATCTTAGGCTTTAAAACGTTCATATCGGAAATGTTGAGCATGAGGCGAGTACGAAGTTTATCTATCTCGGGTATTGTCATACTCGAATTGAAACTATATAGGTCATTAAATATGGACATTTTCTATATCAGATACTCAGAAAATACTTACTCTGGTTTTGGCATACCAACAATTCTTACGATCTCAAATATTTTTTGACTCCATTTACTTTAAGTTTATCTTATGTCAAAGAAGGACGTAAAAGATATTTTCATTGCTCATTATATAGCTTCTCCTTAGAATCCCTATGTGGTGGCTTATTTTATTAGCAGCACTAATTCTATTATTCTATTTATTTTTAAATACATCCCGAAATGCTCTGGGTCAGGGTCCTATAAATACATCTTATAGTCATATGGGCTCCACTTTTGTTAACACAACAAAATCCTCGGCCTCAAATAGTTTTTCAGACTCTTCTTCTATAGCTCAAACTCAACAGATCGCTGGCGGAATAGGTTCTCCTAGAAATTATCTCATATATGCTAATGGAAATACTATCGATCCTAACAATACACTCGCCGTATTAGCCAATTTGCAAGAACCTCTTCCCACTTTGGATTATATAAAGAATGAATATAACATTCTCAGAACCAGGTCTGAAGTCATGGAATTAAGCGATGCAGATCTCGATCGACTAGAGGTTCTACAAAGGATTATTATGAGTTTACAAAACGATATGGTTATTGCTTCCCAGACAGGTACTCTTCCACAAATGCCAACACCAGGAAGACAAACGGGGGGAAATCGTAACATACAACATGGTGGTGTTTTTGTTGATGCCAGAATGGGATCCGATGTTCTGACTGGTACTGGCAGTGGTCCACCAATAAGTCCTCCATTAGGACCACTTCCTGGCGCTCCTATAGCCGATTCAGTTTCCCAATTAGGTGTATTAAAGAATTCGATTACCAATCTTTTAAGAACAGTCTACCGTCTACCAGAAACTCTAGCTGCTGGCTATGATATTGGTGGTCCTAGTTCAAACTTAACGAGTTTTAGACCATCCGTACCAATTCAGGCAATAAACCGTGCTAATCCATATTATGGGGTTCCAAGTTCGGCTTATACACCAGCAGTTGACCTATCGAAAAACCTCAGAGATGGTACCCAGAACTTTTATAACACCATTCTCCGAAATGACGCCAATGTTACCCAGGACAGTTTAGTCAATACAGCTATGCAACTAGCCTATATGAGTCAACTATTAGAAAGTAGGTTGACAGCAGAAGGCAACAATACTCTGTCACAACAGCAAGCTCGTATTACCAGTGTCCTGAATAGCTTCACAACAACCCTGAGTCAGGCAGATAAGATTAATCGAGCAAGTCAGGTAGCACAAACACAACAAAATGTCTACCTAGCATTAGGCGGAAGTACAGCAACTCCTATTAATAGTAACACCGTAGTGACACCATCAATACAAGATGCTAATCAAAAAGCAGCAGAAGCATCACAGAGAGCTGCTATGACTCAACAAGTTGCTACTGATGCAAATCAAAAGGCTCAAGATGCTGCTAATCGCAAAATAGCTGCCGATCAAGCTGCTCAGGCAGCATTACAAGCTCAAACTATCGTACAACCAGGATCACAGGTAGGTGCACCATTGACTCCACAAGTAGCACAAACCCAGGCAGAAGCGAATAAAGCAGCAAATGATGCTGCTTCTGCGCAACAGGATGCACAAAGAGCCAATGTTGCCGCTCAACAAGCCGCTCAACAAGCTGAACTTGCTAAGAAACAAGCCAATGATGCTCTTTTAAAACAACAAGCTAATCATGTACCTATAGTTCCTACAGCAGCACCTACGACCCCTACATCAATTCCGGCCGTAATTCCTACTGCTGCTGCACCAGTACCAGTATCAACACAAATTCCAGCGTCAGTTCCACAATCAGTTCCAACTCCAATGCCAACTCCAACACCAATGCCAACTCCAATGCCAACTCAAATGCCAACATCAACGCCAACATCAACTCCAGCGCCTCCAATAAGTCCCGCACCAGCAGATAGCGGAAACTATGCTAGACAACCACGTACAATACCGATGCCGGGTTATGCTACTAATCTTTCGGATCAAGAAAGATGGGTACGTGCTCATAATTTCTTTCGTAAAATAAATTGTTCTCCTCCTGTCACATGGAACTCAGATGTAGAGAAATTAGCCGCGGGCTGGGCTACTAAACTTGCCTCTGATCCTCCGGGTCAAGGTGGCATGGCTAATATAGCACACCCAAGTTCACCACAAGAAAAAGCTCAGTTTCTAACGCTTACAGGACCTAATGCTTCCAAGGAATTTGGTGGAGCAGTTGGTCAAAATTTAGCTTGGGGTGGTCCCGATATTGCACCATCAGGTAATTCTCAAGGCTATAGAAAGGAGATTGAAGATGTAGTAGCAGATTGGTATGAGGAAGTTAACTTGCCTAATTTTAGCAGTTCAGGTTTTAGTGTTTCAAATGGACAAATTTCATTTACTCCCATTTCAGAAAGACAACAGCAAATTCAACAATTTATGAATCAAAATCAACAGGCTTTAGCAGGATGTCCACCAGGTCTAAGTTATAAATATGGTGCTCCTGATAAATGTAACCAGGGAACTGGACATTTTACTCAAGTAGTATGGAAAGATACGAAAGAGATTGGCTGTTATAAGGCACCACATCAAACCATTCCAGGTACATATATCTGGGCGTGCAATTATAATTCACCTGGAAACATTGCTGGTGAGTACCAGCAAAATGTGGGTAATCCAGCCAATTGTCCCAGTTAATATTATATATATATATATATATAAAAGTGATGTATAAGTTTTGTTCTCGTGTATGATAATGAGTTCAATGCAAGATATATATACTCAAGTAGTCCTTGAGTATAAAAAAGATAAATCCAATAGGTCAAAAACACTTGGTGAACTCACTAGAACTTATGGTTCAGACATTTTCCCAGAAACATGGGGTATAATGTTTACTACTGATGATGATACTGCTTATTTTGGAAAGAAACCACTACCGTCTGAAGTAACTTTAGGTTATATAAATGATAACTTCTACTTTCCTTTTGATGATTTAAAAGCGCTAAAGAGACTCCTCAAAAAAGATGGTCGTTTGTTACCACATCTTGTCAACGATAACGATTTACAAAAATTATTTCTATTTGTTAATACTCTGTGTACCACAAAACAAGAGAAGGAAAAGACACAAGACGGTACTGAGATCCTACA